TTAGTAGCAGTAGCATACATTACATTTTTCCAATTTTTACCATATTTAGCTTTGAAGTCACCTTCTCTTTTCTTCATAGACATTACAATTTTTTCTTTTTTCTTTGCTTGAGCATCAGACATTTCACCAATATTGTTATCAGTAAATGTTTCACCAGCACCAGCAAGAGGACCTCTCGCTTCTGCTAATCTAGCACGTTCTAATAAACGTTCAGCAAAAGACATTTCTTCATATGTAGCAGGAACGTTTGCACGACCTTTAGCTTTATTATAACCTAACATCAAACCTGCACGGCGTGTAGCTTTTTTACGTGCTGATGTTTTTGGATCATTATATTCTTTGCTTGCTTTATCAGAATATCGACTCACTAAATCAGCAGACACCTCATTCAAAGATTGTACTTCTTCTTCTATCAAAGTGTGCATATTTTTTAAATGTTTTAATCCAGATTTAGTAGTAATTGTATTGAAACCATGTTGTTCAGCATCTCCAAATGTTGGATGTACTGTTGTATGTACTTTTTTGTCGTTACAGAAAAAGTGAACATGATGTTTACCAGAAAGTCCATTATCTTTAGTATTATGAACAATAGCAGCAATAACATTATCTTTTGTGTTGTGCATTATAGCACCAATTTTGCCAGAATGTTTCTTCAATTCTGCATGAACATTGGGATGAAAACCATTTGTTTCTTCTTCTGTTAAGTGTTCAACTTCTACGGTATTAACTTCTTTTAATTTATCGTAATATTCTAGGTGGTAATCTTCTGTAAGATTAACTTCTTCTTTAGATAATTTCTTTTGAGTATCTGCCATTTTATCATATAAACCAGAATCACCTTTAGCAATTTTTTTCAACAATTCAGCTCTCTTTGAATAACTGCGTGCTTTTGCACCAGCAACTCTTTGTTTAACACCTTTCATAAACTCAGTTGATGATTCTTTGTGCATTTTCTTTTCGTGACCTTGAACTTCTTTTTTAGCAATAGATTTTACTTTGTTGTAGTCACAATCAACTGAGCCATCTTCTGAAACTCTAACTGGATATTTTTTACCTTGAAATTCGAAATGTTTTTGGCCTGCTTTATGTGCAGCGTGAGCAGCCATACGTAGACCAGATTCATCCATTTCTACTTCTTCATCAATTTCATCATCGTCTTTTTGTTTAGAACCACCATATGCTTTACCAGCAATAGTGCGTGATGATGAAGATTTCTTCTCACCTTCACCTTTTTCTGATTTAGCATCTTCGATGGCATCTAATCGTGCTTGACGGGCTTTACGAGCAGCCGCAGCACTCTTGTCGATAGGAGGTAATTCGTCTGCCTTAGCTTCAGTAACAGCAACTACCTTATTAACAGCGTCAATCAATGACTGACTTACTTTATCTTTAGCAAACATTTTTTAAACTCCCTTTTTCTTTTTCTTTTTTGTGTAATCGTTACCAATGTTTCTCATTGGGTCTTTATATGAATCCATACCTTCTTTATTACTTGAACCACCTAAAACACCACCCACACCCATTTCTGAGTCATTTTGAAAACCAACATACTCTTTAAAAGTTTTTCTAATCTTTTTTTGTTTTTTAGCAATATCAAATTCACCACTTAACGGATTAGGTGAACCACCAGAAGGCATTGCTGTTGATGCTGGATTAGCATTTGAATATTCTTGGTCCTCAGAATAAGTTTGATTACCTAGAGCTGCATTTACACCGCCAGCACCTCTTGTATCAAATGTTGATCCTATACCATCCGGTTTCGCTAATTTTGCTTCTTTGCCTGATTGGTCACCCCTTTTGAGCCTTTTGTTTTTGTCGTTATCGTAGTTGAATTTCGGTTCTTTCGGCGGCGGGTTCCATTTGACCTTGGCTTCGGATTCGGCGTAGACGCCTGCGTTTTGTCCGAAGGTGTAGGTTTTACCATTGGGGTTTTTTCTGGGGTTGGTATTACCTTTGATACTATCGGAGTCGGAACCACCTGCTCTGTTGTCGGGCGTAATGTCGGCTGGACCGTCGGCAAATTCTCTTTTATTCCCAATAGTTTTTTGATTCGTTTTAGTAGATTCTTTAACATAATTTTCTTCCTTGAATAATGTATTTATTTTTTTATTAATATCAACCTTAGAATTTCTTTCAAACCATTCATTAGCAGATTCATTGATATTGTTTGAATCAAAGAATAATTTTGTAGATTGATATACCTCATGTATATCTTCTTCAAGAGCGGTTAAATTGCCTATATTATCAAACGTCATAAAATTTTCAAACATATCGAGGAATCTACGATTATTTTCTTGAGATTTTAACCATTTATCTTGTCTTACAGATTCAACCATCATACGTGATAATAGTGAATTTCTTTCTTTTGATGTTTCATTAGTTGTATTGACAAATACCATCAAAGTATCATAACCCAATTCTTCCAATTCTTCTTTGATATAGCTAATTCTTTGTATATCATCAGCAGGTCCATTGATAATTAATGGACCACGATTACGAATTGATTCCCTACGAAAATCTCTCGACCATTCAGAAAGTTTTTGTTTATCTGATAAGTAATCTGTTGCTTGAATAAAGTTTAATTCTACACATTTAGATTCAGCGATAGCTTCACGGATGATAATGTCTTTACCAGAACCAGGACCACCTGTTACAAAAATTGCTTTGAATTGACCACGATTAACATCTTCATTAAGACCCATACCTTTACGAACATCATTCATAAGTTCTTTGGCATGGTGGTCTGAAACATGTGATGGAACACCTTCACGGAAAGATGAGAAATTATTATTCTTAGCATGTTCACGCATCTTAGTACCAGACATACCTTCAGCACCTTCAGCATCAGGGTCACGATGGCCAGCAGACTTCACTTCAATCTTTTTAAAGTTATATGGTATATTACCGGACTTATCTGGTTTACCATTATATCTATTAAGTAAATCTTGATATTCTTTAACACGGTCAGAACCAGCAACTAAAATTAAATGGTCATGTCCAGCAGCATTTAATCTTGCTGCGTGATGAATTATTGTAGGCTCTGATTTTGATGCAGATACAAAGTTAGTTCCAGGTGAATATCTTTTAAGATGTTTAACCTTTTGTTCACCTGTTAATGGATTTTTTTTTGAATCTTGTGAATGAGAAACAACTACTTCGTGCTTAGCATTATTTTTTTCAGCCAGTTCTCGTACTTTATCAATTAATTTTAAATGACCTGTTGTTGGAGGATTCATACGGCCAAAGGCCATCACCACAGGATTATGTGTTTTCTCTTGCTCTTCATATAGTTCTAAAAAAGATTTCATTAATCTCCGTGAGCCTTTCCGTCACCTTTGAAACTTGTCATTGGGTCGCTACTTGATGATACTCGGATTCTATGTGTGGCAAACTTTTTGCCATTATGTAAGAAATGCACATTGCCACCAGAATGTTGTACTGTGATATTTTTGTGGTCATTAAGTATATGATTCCAATGTTCATTAGGATTTATAGTATCGTGTAATGTTTTATGTCCTTGTTTGGCCCCTGACATATATGTAGTATGTCTAATATGTTCATGTCCTTCTCTTTGCAGAGGAGTTTTATTTGATTGTAACACATGAGTTTTGATGTGGTGAACCAAATCTTCTTTAGAACCTTTTGCTAAATGGTCATGTAAATGCTTAGCAATATCTGTAACTGCTTTATGATTACGCTTAACAACATCTTCTTTTAATTTTGGGTCTGCGTTCATCATCTCTTTACGTTTATCTTTATTTGTCACACCAACAAGTTGAGGATGAGCTTTCAATAATTCTTCACGATGTTTATCAACAATATGTTGAGCACCATGGGTTGCTTCCATACCAGGATTAGAAGCAGTAATATTTTTATTTGTACCATCAGTAATTTTTAAACTTGCACCAACATACTTCTTCTTATCGCCTTTATGTGTATGTATCATGATATCAGAAGCATCTTCTTTTTGTGAAGCTTCAGTTCCAGTTGAACGTTTAATATCTCCAGGTTTTGAAGTCCAATGTACATCATGAATTTTATAACCATTCTTCTCCGCATGTTTTCTGATATCTTCAGCAGCAGATTTGGCCTTATCATTCAATCTATTATATTCATCATGATTACCATGTTTCTTATATAAAGCTTCTTTAATTTTATCATGAGCTTCTTTTGGAGTATCACCATCTTTATCTTCGTGTTTATCCATATGTCTGCCAAGTAAATGGTGACCAACTAATAGTTCATGAAGAACGCCTTTATCGTTAGATGTATATTCTTTTTCTTTTTTTACTGCTTCATTGATTTCATCTTCCCAAGAAATATCATCTGGATTAACATCATCTTCGTCAGGTTCTTCCGTTTTTAAATATTCGATAAAATCTTTACGCAATTCTGCTTTAGATTTTTTATGTTTGAGGCCTTCATTTAAAATGCCGGCTCTTTCCATATAAATTTTTAATTGTGATGTCATTTTCTCACCTTTAATAAATTTGCTTTACTAAATTCTTTACGATTAACCAATTTAGTTGGTTGGCCAGCATGGTTAACAACAAAACCTTCAGGATCGGTTCTCTTACTATCTATGTGATGTTCCAAACCACCTTCATGTTGATTTAGTACGTTAACCAACTTATCTTTTGCTTGTTGTAAGTGGTGGTGCATTTTCAATAAGTTGTCATAATGTTGTTTGTTAGCATTAATGTGATTAACGTGTTGGTTAATCTCCGCTTCTTTTCTGCCCTGTGCGGCCGGTGTTTTTAACTTGGCAGCAGACTTTCTAATCTTATCACCAATATGTTGAGCCAAACCTTTCGCAGTAGGAACTTCACCTGTTCTAACTGTATGATTAATATAGGTTTCTAAGTGATTACCTTCTCCA